ATATTGATGAGTCTAAATTCAAGCAAATTCTTAAGGAGATAGTATTATGAGTAGATTTTTTGATTCGGAAGTAGTCAGAGAATCTATAATGGAACTTGATGAAATTCAACAGAAACTTTTTGAGCAAGTTATGAATCTTTCTTTCTATGATAAAAATGGAAAGAAAGAACATCTTGACTTAATGAAACAGTTTTTAGAAAAACAAAAACTGTTTATTTTTAGGTTGTCTCTTTCCGACGATCCAGAAGCAGTTGAAATGAAAGAGAGGATTCTTGAGTCCGCTCAACTTTTTGGGTTGGGTAAGAACGGAACAGTTGATGAATTTTTTAAAGTTCTTGAATCTCAGATTGAGTATCTTGAGAAAACCCTTGACGACTGACCTCCTTCCTGCTAGACTTAATACGTACCAATACGGCACACACTTCTAATACAATTAATACGGAGAATACGAATGTCTTTTGCTGATCTTAAAAAGCAATCCAAGATGGGTTCCCTGACCGAGAAACTCATCAAACAAGTAGAAAAACTGAATGATGGTGGTTCCAAGGATGACGACCGTTTTTGGAAACCTGTAATGGATAAAAGCGGTGTAGGTTCCGCAGTTATCCGTTTCCTCCCTGCCCCCGAAGGTTGTGAACTACCTTGGGCACAAGTATGGTCTCACGCATTCCAAGGTCCTGGTGGTTGGTTGATTGACAACTGCCTCACCACTCTTGGTCAGCAATGTCCTGTCTGTGAAAAGAATCGTGTTCTGTGGAACTCTGGTTCTGACCGTGATAAGGAAGAAGCACGTAAGCAGAAGCGTAAACTTTCCTATTACGCAAACATTTATGTTGTTCGTGATCCTGCCAATCCTGATAATGAGGGAAAAGTATTCCTCTATAAGTTTGGCAAGAAAATCTATGACAAGATTCTTGCAGCAATGCAACCTGAGTTTGAAGATGAAACTCCCATCAATCCCTTTGATTTCTGGACTGGTGCTCACTTTAAACTGAAACTCGTCAAGAAGGATGGTTATTGGAACTACGATAAGTCCGAGTTTGCATCTCCCTCTGCACTTCTTGATGGAGATGATGATGAACTGGAACGCATCTATAAGTCTCTGAGTAATCTAAATGATTTCACTGACCCTAAAGAGTTCAAGTCTTATGAAGACCTGAAGAAGCGTCTTGATTACACTCTTGGTCTTCGTGGTGTTCCTAAGTCTCAAGACCCTGAAGTTGTTGCTGAAGAGGAAGAGTGGGAACGTGAACGTCGTGGTGAAATTTCTACTTCTTCGTCCTCTCGTTCATCTACATTTGATGATGCAGAAGTTCCTTCGTCTAAGTATAGTGATGACGAAGATGAAGATGATGCTCTTTCTTACTTCCAAAAACTTGCCGAGTCGTGAAATCTCTGATTCTTCTTCTTGCAATTTTCGTTGCCTCCCCAGTGGAGGCAATTACTTGGAATCAGTTCTGGAGACCATTTAGAGGAGGATATTATTATGCTCCTTCATATTATGCTCCAAGAGTATATGGTAATTGCAGAAGAGAAGTTCTTCGTGAAGAAGTAATTTCTGGTGATGGAAGAATTGAGCCTTATGTTAGAACATTCAAAGAAGTTCAATACTACCCTTGCTAATAAAAATTGACCCTTAAAATAAAAAAGGGGTCGAAAAAAAATTCCCGCAAAATTTTCTCTTATGAGGATTTTGCGGGTTTTTATCTATTGTTTCTTGGATTAAATGCTCTCTTAGTATTCCTATCTACAAACTGAGAAGATTTATCATATTTCATCATATTTCTAGTATCTGTTATAAGAACTGATACATACTCTGGTCTAAGTAAAAGTATTTTTCTTTTTTCTTCGTTTATTTTAACTTCATAGTCATAATTTGATACAGCAACTGCTTCATTAACAACATTGACTATGTTTCCATTAGTATCCAAATATTCTAGCAATTGAGCATCAGATTCAATGAAAACTTTTACACCAGGAATTGGATATGGCATTTTTTATTTTTATTTATTGAAGTACTTCATTGGTAAAGTTGAAAGTAGGTTTAACTTCACCATCAACTAGAGTTCCAGTTATTTCATAAAGTCTATCCGATAATACAACTTTATTATCTAAAACAACATCATCAACATTTATATCAAATGTTTGGCCACTTCTTAAGTTGACTCTCAATATTCCACTCCAACTTTCTGGCCAATTTGTTAACGCATTAAATATTGCTACATCTTTTGTTCCTGTTTTTTCGGGATTTCTTATTTTTAAATAAGATACAGTTGTTCTTATATCTGTTATATCTGTTGTAATTTCTCTTCCATTCCTATCATAAAATGATAGTCTTTGATTTAAATTTACTTTTACAATAGTATTTGATTTTGCCGATGGAAATGAATCTAGCAGATAACTAGTTGACGAAGTATTGGTAGTTACCTCAGTAGAACTGAATGTATCTACAATTAATCCACCTTCTATTAAAACTCTACCAAACTCGTCTTTGTATTCAATAGTCTCGTAATGATGCACATCATACAATACTTCTTCCGAACCGTACTTATCTAATAAGTATTTGTACAAAGAATCATTATCTAATGGCCATTGCTCATTTATATTCGTAATATTATTTGTTAATAATATTACCCAATCCAATCCAGAATCTTTATAATATTTTTCTGCTATTTGATCTGGTCTTTCATTATCTTTTATTTGATAATAGGTAAATCCAGTAATTATATTCTTAATATCTTCTCTTACTTTTGGTCTTCTGAATATGTTTTTTACAAGAGTATATTCATCTATACCAGTTCTTTCATTAAAAACTGATGCGTATTTTAAATTTGGAAGTTCTCTGAAGTATGGCATATTAGTAACCTACGTCATCATCGGAAATTGGACTTAAATCTGGAGTAAGTCCCTCTGCTATATCATTTTGATAATCTGTATCAAATATTGGTTCAATTTCAGTAAATGACATTCCCATTGTTATTGAAATTGGTTGCCCAGGTGCTTCTTCATCAACATAAGAAGCCCATTGACTTTCTGGAGTATAATTGACACTGAATCCAGTTAAAGCACATAGTTTAATTCTATTTACACCCTTTATTGCTCCACCATTACTTTTATAGGTTAATTTAAAGATATTTGGAGTTCCCAAAAATAAAGAAGCAGCACCAGCACCACCAGCTGGATTTAATTTTCTTACTGCCATTCCTTGTTTAAAGAATCTAATAATTCTTCTTACATTTTTTGCTTCTTCTTTACTTCTTGGAGTTAATTTGTATCCAAAATTAAAGTCTCTTAATGTTGGTGCATTGAATAATAGTTCCAAGTTTGAGTTTGGAACTATGCCCAAACCTCTTGCTAAGATTGTTTCTGGTGGTATTTCAAATCCAGATTGTTTTGCAGCCCAAGATGCCAAGGCAGTTTTTAGTTGTTCTGCCACTGCTGTATTGTCTAATGCACTTAGTCCACCTGCTTGATTGGCTAATTGTATCATTGTCAATAATGGTGTTGCATTGAACCCTGTCAACTGTTGTCCTATTTGTCCAACTACCTGTTTTGCTGCTTCTACACCGGGTTGAGACATTATATTAGAAACAACTGCCGCAGCTAGATTATTCATATTATCTGGACCCCAAGAAACAGAATTATTATCTTTTACATCGTTTGGCATAGGAAGAATTACAATTTTATCTTCACCCTTTAATACGGCACTATTTCTTTGTAATCCATTAAGTAAAATATCTTTAACGTTTCCATTAAGGAAACTGTTACCTGATGGGGATTGGTATCTGTATTGATTTATTTGTAATATATCTTGTCGTGTTTCCAATAAGTCACGAGGGTAGACGAGAAGACCTTTTGCTGCTTTACCAAATAACTCATCTTCTCTTACACCAGGGAATGAAAGTGGTTGAGAAAGTCCCAATCCACCACCATTAGCACCTGCTAAACCTCCAGTATTTGGTTGTACTGCCTGGGGAAGTTGTGATGGTTGTCCAACCACAGGAGCTCTTGCGACATCTAAAAATGATGGTTTTATTGCTCCTCCTGCAGTTCCTCCCAAAACTGCTCTTTTTCTTTTTACTTCGTTCTTGATATCTTCATACAACGCATCAATATTTGCTTGCCCAAATGTACTTATTGCATTTTGAGTAAATGAACCATTTCTAAAAATATATTCACAAGGATCATTTAAATCTGGTTGATTGAAAATATTAATTCCCACTCTTCTTACTACATCAACATTTCCATTTTCTGGGTCATACCTCAAATCATAATCCGAGGTTGGACATGGTGCTCCTGCCTGTCTTTTTGTTGAATTTATTATGTATTCTTTTAAAATTTGTGATGCCATTTATGGTGAGTCCCACACTCTATACTTTGGTACTTTTTGTCCTCTTTTATCAACAAAACTTTCTGTTGGCAATAATGAGACACCCACCCAGTCATTTTTTGGAACCTTAAACATTTCTGTCACAACACCAGAAAAAAGATATTTGTGTAAGGTTTTTTTGGGGGCATTTGATATTCCTAATTTATTTATCAATGATTTTGCAACTCCTCCTCGGTATTGTGGATTCAGGTAATGTAAATTTGCCCCAACAAAGTATCCTTCTCTTGGGTTTACTTCTATGATGTATGATAATGGATGTTGGTCCCACCATTCATATTTTTGTGGATACTTAGCAGAATAAAGGAAGAATACTAAATCACCAGGAACTATAAAATTTGTATCAAATTCATTTATATTGTTTCTTTGATATGAACTAAGTTCATTCATTAATTGGTTTGTCCACCAATTAGTGCTTCTAAATCTTTTTCCTGCCCTTTCTTTTAGTTCTTCGGAAATCATTTTACTGTTATCCCCAATTCTTTTTCTGTAAGGATTCTAAATTCCCATTTTCTATCTGCACAAAATTCTTTTGCTGCTTTCCACTTTGCCTGATTTATTGCCCAGGTTTTTACTCTATATGCCCAGGATTTAGTTTTTCTTTTTGGGTTTTGTTCTGGCATATTTAAATCTTTTTGTGGTTTTATTTCAACAACTAAAGTTCTATTTTCTCCAGTTTTATCTTTATATTTTACGAAAAAATCAGGAAAGTATCGGTGAACTTTATTATCTATTGGTGAAATATAAGGAATAAAAAATTCTTCTGATCTCCATTCGTTCACACTTTCTGTTAGGTCACAATATTGCATAAATTTCAACTCATATGATGACCGATAAACTATATTTGTTGGATCACCTTTATACTTTTCTGGTTTTGATGGTCTAAATTTTCCTTGTCTATATCCAGAATCGTCTTTATGAGGCATACATAGTATAGATGTTTTCTTAAAGAATATTTATCCGATGGCAGGAGAAGGAGCAGGATATCCTGAGATTGGCCCACTTTATATGAAAACTACTTCACCAAGAGTTAATCCAACTCTTGCTGGAGCAATAGATGTTTTTGGTGCATTATCTCAAACAAGTCAATTTAAAGTTTCTTTGCACTTAACTAATGGACAAGGTGGGCAAGGTGGAGATCAAGAATTGATGGAATGGCTTAGAAAAGCAGATTTAACTACAGACCCAGCACAAAATACATATTATGATTTCTTTTGCTCTGAAGCATCTTTACCAGGAGCAACTTTTGATGTTACTGAGGAATCAGGAAGTCGTCAGGGAGTTATTGAAAAATTCCCAATGAGAAGAATATATCCAGAATTTACAATGACATTTTATGTTGATAATGATTACAGATTAATAAGATTATTTGAAGAATGGATGAATTATATCAATCCAGTATATACTTCTGGTGGAATATATCCATCAACTCCTTTTGGTCAGGGTGCAGCAAAAGATAGAGAAAATTTCTTTAAAATGAGATATCCAAATACATATAAGAGAATTATTTCTATAATTAAGTTTGAAAGAAACTTTAGACAAAACCCTGCAATATCTGGAGGTGCTCTCGGAAATGTACCTTCAATCACATATAGAATGATTGATGCTTTTCCAACTAATATTACAGCACTTCCTTTATCGTATGAGGGTTCAACGATAACAAAAACTACAGTGACATTTGACTATTCTAGATATGTTATTGAAAGAAATAGGGGTACTTTAAGGGTCTAAATATTAATAACTGATTTTTTTATGGATTATTATGCCATTACCAAAAATTTCTGCACCAACTTATGAGTTGGATTTGCCGTCAACTGGAAAAACTATAAAGTATAGACCATTTTTAGTAAGAGAAGAAAAAATACTTATTCTTGCATTAGAAAGTCAAGATACTAAGCAAATTACTAATGCAATTAAACAAGTACTAAAAGAATGTATTATTACGAAGGGAATCAAAGTAGAGGAACTTCCAACTTTTGATATTGAGTATATTTTCCTCAATGTTAGGGGAAAATCTGTCGGTGAAAGTATTGATTTGATCGTTACTTGTTATGATGATGGTGAAACACAAGTTCCAGTAACAGTTTATATTGATGAAATTAAAGTACAAAAAGATCCAAATCATAAAGTAGATATTCACCTTGATAGTAAATTGATTTTAAGAATGAAGTATCCTTCATTGGATCAATTTATTAAAAACAATTTTGATTTTGGTTCAACACAAAGTGAATCAAATATTGAAAAATCTTTTGATATTATTGCTTCTTGCATTGATATGATTTATAATGATGAAGATTCTTGGGCAGCAGCAGATTGCACTAAAAAAGAATTAGTTGATTTCATAGAACAAATGAATTCTACCCAATTCAAACAAATTGAAACTTTCTTTGAGACAATGCCCAAATTGTCTCATACAATTACTGTTAAAAACCCAAAAACAGGTGTAGAAAATACTGTTAAACTAGAGGGACTAACAAGTTTTTTCGGCTAATTATGGCTCACATGGAACTTGAGTCATATTTTAAAATTAATTTTGCTTTGATGCAGTTCCATAAATATTCATTGACTGAGATTGAAAATATGATGCCCTGGGAACGTGATATTTACGTTGGATTACTACAACAGCATATAGAAGACGAAAAGTTGAAACAACAGCAACAAGCAAATGCCAGTTAGTTCCCTGCTATCACCAGAAAAAATTGTAGGAGGAAGAAAGGTATCCCCATCTTCCTTTCAGAACTTTGTTTCTGGTGGTGCTCCTCTTGGCAGTTCTGTTGTTTCTAGTGCTGCAAATAATGTTGTAGGATTTCAAAGGGCATCGGTTAGACCAGCAACACCAGACTTAAGTTCCATTGTTAATACAATTTCTTCAAATATCTTAAGTCAAGTTTCTAACCAGATAGAAAGTGTAACTAATATAGTCAATAAAAATGTAGATGCAAAAGTAGAGCAAGTTCGTTCTGAGGTAACTAGAGAGATACAACCTCTTTACACAAAGCAAGAAAACAATATAACGCAATTACAATCTGCCGTTACAAATATAACTCAACAGGCAGATTCAACTATAACTAAACTTGTTGAAGAATATAGAAAAAAAGTTTCTGAAGTTGATGATGCAAAACCAACTGGTATTCTTGGAAACTTCTTAAAGGTATTTAAAGGTGCTTTAGACTTCATTCAGTTTTTTGCAAGTAAGAAAAATTTAGATAATTTAGATACAAATTTAAAATCATTACAAAAGATATTTGCAGATAGTTTTGAAGTTGCAAAATTAATTCGAAACACGATTAATAAAATAGTTGGACAACTATCAAATCTTCCTACTGCATCACCATCTGGAAGTCCAGGATTAAATATTGATGTAAAAGTTCCTGGGCAAGGATTGAAGCAAAATGCCCCCAAAGGACTTGGCAATTTAATGAAGAAAGGTGGAATGTTTGCTCTTGGTGCTGGTGGTTTAGCAGCAGGTGCTGGTGCAGTAAATGCTCTTGCAGATACTGGTGTTGCATCTGTTCAAAGACAACCTGGATTTATGGGTGGTCTAGTTGAAGGTCTTGGTGGAATTGTAGAATCATTTACCTCTGCGGTTAATAGTTTAATCAAAGGTTCTAATGATAAGTCTGGTGGAACTTCTGGAGGAGGAGGTGGTGCCAAAACCAGTCCTAGTGGTGCCCCTTCTACTTCAAGTGGTCCTGGTGCTCCTACTTCTACAGAAGGTAAATCAGGTCCACTTAATGCTAAAGACATAATCACAGGCACTCCAGAAGAAAAGGCATTTATAGCAACAGTAAGAGAAGCAGAAGGAACTGCTGGATCACAAGGTTATAATACATTCTTTGGTGGAAGTCAGTACGGTGGGGATTTATCAACAAAAACAGTAACGGAAGTTAAAAAAATACAAGAAAAATTTTTGGCAGAAGGAAGAGGAAGATGGAAAGGAGGAAATTCTGCAGCTGTTGGTGCTGGACAATTTTTATATCCTGAGCAAATTGTCCGTGAAATGGGAATGGATCCAAGTAAAGTTAAATTTACTCCAGAATTACAAAATCAAATGATTTTATATCTAGCTAAGAAAAAGAGGGGAATTGATGTAAGTAAAGAATTAACTCCTGCAGATTTTAAAGTTTTACAAAAAGAATGGGCAGGTTTGGGTGAATATTATGGGCAAGGAGGAAATTTAGGCAGAACAGCAAAACTTTATAAAGAAAATCTTAAAGAAGCAAGAGCACAAGTTCAAGCAAAGGGAATGGGTGGTCCCGATTTACCAGATTGGGCATTATCACCAGAAAAGAGAGAAGAATTGAAAAATATGGCAACTAAAGTTTCTCAACCACCACCATCACAAGCAGCACCAAGTGTAAATGTGATGCCGTTTGATTTCAGTACACAGATGCCACAACAGAAATCTTCTGGTTCGCAATCTCCATCTTCTGGTCCTGCGGCACCTGCTGGAGCACAAGGTCCAACTGCTCCATTCTTGCCTGCAGGAAATACGGATAATTTCCTAATTCTTTATTCAAAAATAATCTATAATATTGTTGACGGATAATGGCAAAAACAGTTTCTTCACCCCTAATTGCTGCTGCTAATTCCATTTCTTTAATGGGAAATACTTCCGATAGAAATTTTTCGGAGGTAAAAAGAAGTTATAAAGGTTTAATTGACTTTTTAGATATCAATGTAGATCAGATTGAATCTATAAAATTACCAAAAGAAAATAAAATAAAAGAATTAGCAAACATAAACATTGCATCAAATTTTGGTTCTGCAGGAAATCTTTTAAGAAATCTTGCATCAGGTGCATTTGATGCTGCTAGTTTTGTTAGTAATTTTTTCCCAGGTGGTGGTGATGTAGGTAAACCAAAAGGTCCTCCAGGAAAACCAAAAGCACCAACTGCTTTGGGGTCAAAATTAAGATTTAGTGGATTCCGTTCAATTGGAATTGCAAATGCTATTTTTTCTGGACTTGATTTTGCGACTGGACTTAAAGAGGGTGAAAGTGTAGGTAAAGCAGCAGCAGGTGCTGGTGGTTCTCTTGCTGGATCATTGCTTGGTGGAGCAATTGGTCAGACCCTTATTCCTATTCCTGGAGTTGGATTTGTCCTTGGAAGTATGGCAGGGGGATTTCTTGGTGGTTATGCTGCAGATAGGGCAGTAGAAGCAACATCAGGAAAACCAGACCTACAAAAGAAACAAGAAGAAAGACTAAAAGCACAAGAAGAACGACAAAAAGCACTAGCACAAGATGATAAGAGAGTTCCTGCACTTCTAAGAAGATTTTCAGAATCTGTTGAGAATTTTGAAAAATTTGCTAATCAAACGTTTAGGTCTGTTATGACTGCTGCGGGTGCAGAAGATATGCCAATGGATTATGGAACAGATCCAGAAGCCCTTCCTAGTCCACAAGATCTTCCTGGAGAATTGCAAGACATAAAAGCAGAAGGTGGAGAACTCCCAAGTAAAGATGTATCATCTGGTTATGGTTGGAGATGGGGCAGGATGCATACTGGGGTTGATTATCCAAGACCAAATGGATTGCCAATAAGTGTAATTCAACCTGGGCAAGTATCTCAAGCAGGTTGGATAGATGGATATGGATATTCTGTTACTGTTTCTCATCCAGGTGGAACTGCTAGTTTCTATGGGCATATGAGCAAAATAAATGTTAAAAGTGGGCAAGCAATAGAACCAGGAACAGTAATTGGTAATGTTGGTAGTACAGGAAGATCAACTGGTCCTCACGTTCACTTTGAAATCCTTAAAGGAGGAAAACCAGTATCAATACCAAATAGTGAGGGTGATAAGTATTTTAGGTTTGGTGGCAATGTAAAAGTAGTTTCAAAAAAACCAGCAGGAATGCAGTCTGGAGCACCAACAGCAGTAATAACTGCAGGAACCAACGATACTGACCCCAAAAAAGCTGCAGAAAATATCAAAAAGTCTATTGAAGATCTAAAGAGTAAAGGATATAACGTTGTTGTTGTTCCACCATCTCAACAACAAGGTGATGTTAGGGCAGCAATAGAACAAGTAACAAAACAATCGGGTGCAACCGTAGAAAAAGCATCCAGTATGGATGCAACTTCAATGAAAGGATTGCAGGAAAAATACAAAGGAGCAAGATTTATTGGAGATGAAAATAAAGGTAGTGAGAATATATTGAAACAAGTTCAATCAATGCAAAAAGTAAGAGCAGTTGGTGGTGCTGAATTAGATATTAGTTCAATGACTCCAGAACAAATAATGGAATATCAACAGTATGTGATGGGGGTTCCAACAAAACAAATGGTTCAATCTGTTGAATCATATCCAGCATATAATGCACCAGGTCAATCATCTATGACTTATATACCAATTTTTGTTGGTTCTTCTGGTGGTGGTTCTTCACCACAAAGACCAGTAATTATATCAGGAGGAGGTGGTGGAGGAGGAACTGTTGTTCTTCCGGGACCAACAGAAGGTCAGGTGGTAAATAGTTTAATGAAAACTATGTTGTTAACTAATCTCTCAGGATCATAATGTCAGTAGCAGTATCAAGATTAAGTTTCAAGCAAGTAGTAATAGAATCAACTGATGGTGAGACTAAGGTTGATGTTACTAACTCAATAATCTTTATTGATTATTTTGAAGATATTTTATCTCCTTGTGTTACTATGGAAATTAACTTATTCAATAGTTCTTCACTGTTGAATATTTTACCCATTCGTGGTGGGGAAAGGGTTGCGATTTCTTTGGATACTGCATTTGGTGAATTTGAACTAGATGGTGAAAATTCAATGTATGTTTATAAAGCAAGTGGGATGAATCAATCAACCACTAGTGAAATGTTTAAGTTGAGTTTAGTATCTAGAGAAGGACTAACAAATGAAACTGTAAGATGTCAGAAAAAATATAATGGAAATATAAAAACTACGGTTGAAAGTATATTAAAAGATGTATTAAAAACAGAAAAATACAAAGAAGAAAATATAGAAGGTACTGCCAATTCATATTCCTTTATTGGAAATCAGAAAAAACCTTTTCATATTTTAACTTGGCTATGCCCCAAAGCAATGCCCCAATATTCTGGAGGTGTTTCTGGTGGAGATAAAGATGGATTAGCAAAGGGAACTGCTGGATTTTTATTTTATGAAAATAAAGATGGATTTAATTTTAAGAGTATTGATAATTTAGTTTCAAATGCACAAATAGGGCAATCATCTTCCGACTTAAAAAATATACCATATTATTTTTACAGTGAAATTAATGAACAAAATAAAGTAGTAAATGAATTTAAAATATTGAATTATAGATTTGAAAAAAATATTGATTTAATGAAATCTCTTCGTGTTGGAATGTATGCCAATAAAACATATTTTTATGATTTATACACCAATTCATTAGATCAATTCACTTATTATTTAAAATCAGAAATAAAAAATAAATTAGGAACAAATGATAGCATTCCTGTTCCCGAAGGATTTGATGAAGCAATAACAAGAATAATGTTTAGAACTTCAGATAGAGGTGTTCTTGATAATGAAGGAGTTACAAAAGACTCGGGAAGAGATGTTGCAGATATGGCAAAATCCTTTTCTAGGTATAACATTTTGTTCACTCAAGCACTAAATATGAATGTGCCCTGTAATATCAATCTAAAAGCTGGTGATATAATATATGCGGAATTTCCTGCAATAGAAAGAACAGACAAAAAGGAACCAGATAGAGACCAAAGTGGTTACTATTTAATCAAAGAAGTAAGACATCACTTTGAAGCACAGCAGGTAGTTTCCAGTTTAAGGTTGATTAGAGATAGTTATGGTCTTTATGGATCACAAAATGCTTAGGTAAAAAATGGAACTTCAAAATCTAATTAACGATATCTGCGAAGAACTAGAAAGTCCTTCAATAAATAGACAGAGAAGCAGATATTTAAAAAATTATCTGTCCGAATTGCTGGAATATCAAAAGAACCATCCAGAAGAAAATGCAGTCCCAACTCATTTTGAGTTGCTTTGTGATTTAAACCCAGACGCACCTGAATGTAGAATTTTCGATGATTGAAGAATCTTTATTAAAATCAAACTTCTTAGGAAGAGACGGATTTATTTGGTGGATAGGCCAAGTAGCACCTGCTGCTGTTTGGAGAAATGAAAAGTCAAAATTTGACGCTGGAGAAAATAAGAGAGACGATAAAGGGAACCCAAAGATAGGGGAAAGTTGGGCATATCGTTGTAAAGTTAGAATAGTAGGATATCATACATTTGATGGAGATATTCTTCCTGATATTGATCTTCCTTGGGCACATGTTTCCATGTCTCCAGAAAATGGGACTGCTCAAGGAAGTGTTGGAAAAACAATGATGCTCGTGGGTGGAGAAACTGTTTATGGTTTCTTCTTAGATGGTGAAGATGCCCAACAACCAATTATTGTTGGTTGTTTATATAGAAATGAGAGTGTAACAAATTTTGCAACTCCTGAGTTTTTAGCAAAAGAAAAAAGTTCACAATTTAAACCTTTTACAGGACACCAAGGACCACTCATTCAAGGTGCAACTCAGATAAGAGAAAAAAATCAAGCAGTTCAAGAAGAACCAAAGGATGCAGCTGATCCAAAAGTTGGCATTCAAACATCAAGTACAGTTGGGGATCCAGTACCTGCAGCAAGAGAGCAGAATAAACCTGGTGGGGATCAGCTAATAAGAAAATCATTAGCAACACAACAGTTTACTCTTAAGGGTTGCCAATTAAAAATAGTTAGAGAAAATGGTTGTAATGACAATATAATTGCAAAAATATCAAAAGTAATTCAAGATTTTATTGCATTTGTTAATAGATTAGAAAAAGCAATTGATACTTATATTGACCCAGTTCTAAACACTTTAGTAGATATTACTACAGAAATAAGAAAATTTGCAAGTAATATAGTAGGTATAATTAAGTTCATTATCAATAATATGCGTAATGGTATTATTGGTTTGGTTACAAAATTATTTGGACAATTTATTGGATTAATAGTTCCACTGCCTCAGCAACCCCCAATTGCTGGTGCAACTAAAAATATTGTAGATATTATATTTTGTGTTTTTGAAAAGTTACTACCATTATTACTGGATTTTATTACAAATATGCTTGCCAAAATGGTTGGTAAAGCAATTAATGCTCCTTTATGTGCGGTTGAACAAGCAGTTGGTGCAATTCTTACTAAGTTAATGGATTCTATTGAGAGTCTCCTTGCCCCCATTTTTTCTGGATTAAATTGGTTACTTGGTGCAGTTGGACAAGTTAGTGAAATTTTAGGGAAAGTATCCTCAATTGCCCAACAAATTCTGAGCTTTTTGTCTTGTGATAGATTGCAGTGCGAAACTCCAACGCAATGGTCTCCCTGTGGTGGACCAGAAAAGGGAGGATCCGATAGTTGGAATAGAACTCTTAAGAGTATGAATGTCCTTAAGGGTATAAATTCAAACTTGAATCTTGCTATGGGTCAAATGTCACTATATGGTTATAGGGGAAATTCTCCATATAAAGATTGCACAGAAAAGGCATTGAGACCAAAGAAACAAAAAGATCAACTCCCATTACCTCCAGGAATGACAGCAAACAGTTGTCTTCCTCCAGAAATTGAAATTTTTGGGGATGGTGTTCAGGCACAAGCAGTTCCTATTGTCAGTGATTCGGGTGGTATATTAGCAATAGAAATAATAAATCCAGGAAAAGGTTATTCTAAACCACCAACGATAGTAATACGTGATAATACAAATCATGGATCTGGTGGTCAAGCAACAGCAGAAGTAGTAAATGGTCAAGTGACTGGGATATATTTAAATAATTCAGGAACAGGGTATTGTAAACCGAATTTGAATTCAATTATAAAAGCACCTACTTACTTAGTAACAGCAAATAAGTATAGTTTTTATGAGGGTGAAACGGTAATTTTTAATATAAGTGCCGAGAATCTTCCAGATGGAACTGTTCTTGATTATGAAATTTTGGGAGATATAACTGTTGAAGATATTGAAGGTGTTGATAGTTTATATGGAAGTGTCAAATTAAGTTCAGGGAAGGCAACAAAATCATTTAAATTTAGGCAGGATAATATTAATGAAAATGCGGAAGTTGTTAATTTTGATTTATTAGATCCAGAAGGATTAAAAGTTGCTAGAGCAACAGTTATTCTCAGTAATGAATTATCTCCAGTTCTTGCTCCTGCACCAAATAATCCTGTAGAATCACCTTTAGGAACATTCATTCCAGGTGATGGTGGTGGAACTGGAATCGGAAATACAACTATTTCCAGACCAATATTCCCTGGCATAAGCACAGATTTTGGTGGTGAAACTGGAATTGGAACAGGTATTGTTGGTGTTGTCACTAGTATTGTTATTAGAAATCCAGGGACAGGATATACTGATGGTGATAGAGTAAATGTTGGCAATTGTACTTTTGATGTCATTGTTTCTCAATCTGGAGCGATAATCGGGGTAAAATCAACAACTTGTACTACAGAATTTGGTGAGTTACCAGATTTAACAATTAATACAAGAACAGGAGAAGGTGCTAGATTGTTCCCAATATTAACACTTTCACCAAAACTGAAGCAACCAATAATTACCGTGAATCAGCAAGGAATTATTAAAGTAGTTGATTGTATATAAACTAAATACAGAATATATCTTCATTATAAAATGTCAGAACAACAAGCAAAAGAGTGGTGGCAACAAGGATTTGGATATAGAATCCAAGGGGGAAATGTTGAAGCTGGAAAGGAAGTGGCATATTCTATGATTACAGATGAAGCCACTGGATTTTGTTATTATAAAACAGGTGATTTCTGGAATATAAACGATAGAAGTTCTGTAGAAATATGCGGATCTAAATTAAACGAAAAAGAAGTTGCTAAAATAATTCATGCAGATAATGGTGATATAGAAATTCGTGCTCCTGGTGGACAAATTACTTTACTAGCAAAACATATAAGATTGGTTGCTCAAGATGGTAGTGGTGAAATTACCATGCAGGCAGGAAAAATTTTAGAGACAGATGCCCCAACAGCTAGAGTTAAGGGCACTAATGTTGATATTACTGCAGTTAGTGGTGCTCAAATGATTGGTTCCTATACTGATATGTCAGCAGGTGTTCAATCTTCTGCATCATCATTAACTGATATAACTCAGGGTTCTCTTGTTGGTACAATTTTAAATGCATTAGGAAATATTAAAAAGTTTTTAGAGTACTTCGCATAATATGGCATTAACAGCATCTATTGGAAATATTGGTGATAAACTCATTGTTGGTGCGGTTGATACCTCCTTTTTAACTGCATCAAGTAGAGTCCTACCAGGAACAGCAGTTTTAAATGGTCCTGTTTTTATTGGGGCAACTCCACAGATTGGCATTGCCCGTGCTGCTTGTATGATTGGACCTCCACTTCCTGGTCTTTCTGCACCAGCATCCCTTGAGGTAACTGGAATTACTAATATTATTGGTAGTTTGAATGTTTTTGCGGTAAGTTTATTTACTGGCATTTGCACAAAACAAGGAGTAACAATTAAAAATGCTCTTAGTTTAAAAAACTCTATTAGTTTAAGTAATTCAATAAATGTTGGTAATAGTTATAAAATTAATAATGCTCCACTAATTGTTCATTCAATTGGAACTTTTGATGGAATTGTAACTGCAGCAGATTTCTTTGCTGGAGGAACTAGTTTAGTACAAACTTATGGTATTGCACTTTCCAAAAAACCATTTGATATTCTTCACCCAACCAAGAAGGACCATAGACTTCGTTATGTTTGCCTAGAAGGACCAGCAGCAGAAGTTTATATTCGTGGTTATCTAGATGGTTCAAATAAAATAGATCTTCCAGATTACTGGAAAGGTCTAGTTGATATGAATACAATTGGAGTACAACTAACTCCAATTAGAATGCATCAAGAATTATATGTTGATAGAATAGAAGATGAGAATACTATTTTCATAAAAAATAACACTGGTGGAGCAATTAAATGCTATTATACGGTGACAGCAGAAAGAAAAGATGTTGCTAAAAATATTCCAGAATATAAAGGTTTGACACCTAATGACTATCCAGGAGATAATACAGAATATAAGTTGTGATTTAAATTATGAGAAAAACTCACGAAGTTTTTCCTTTAGCAGTTCATCAGACATCTATAAGTTGCCATAAAGAATTTAAGGAAAAGCACTACGAAAGTTTAAAGAAATATTGGTTTAATGGATATGAATATGAGTCTCCAGAGGCATCTTCAAGAATATTCGTGCATCTAAAAGAAGAGTATAAGCAATTTTTCATCTCCCTAAAGGATGCATTAAATGAGTATCTTGAAGTTTTGGGGATTGACTATACTTTAATGGACTATCATATAGTAAAATCTTGGGTGGTATACCATAGAGATGATACTACCCCACCATTAGCATTTCATAAGCATAATGAAGCAAATATAAGTTTTGTTTATTATTTAAACACTGACGACACATCTGATAAGTTCGTCGTAAGTAGAGTTCCAGATGACAATGCAAATCAAGTATGCGAGGGATGGTTTGATGTTGCGGATGAGTATAATGTAATGACTGGGTTTAATAAGTTTAACTGCAATCATTATACCATAACTCCACACGAAGGTACTGTGTTAATAATGCCAACAGGAACTTATCATCATACCAAAAAAACTATTCCCAGAGTCAATGAAAGGTGTGCTATTGCTGGTGATTTAAGAGTTACTCTTAAACCAGAGCATTATAAACACCATCAAGGATGCACACACCCATCTCAGTGGTTGGAGTTATAGTAAATAAATATTAAAAAATTGTCTGTTATTATCTTTTAATATGTCAATATCACAAGAAATCATCAATGAGATGAAACAAGATCTAGAAAGAAAGAAGAAAGCAAGAGAAGGTGTTTTAGATAGATTAGCAATAGTAGATATTGAACTTGACCAATTAACAGGAGTTATTAAAGGATTAGACTCTGCAGCATTACCTTTTATTAATAATATAAATCAAGTAGTTCCTTCCATTCAAGCTGCATATGATGCAAGAATAGCAGCAGATTGCAGAACAGATTTAATCTGGGAAGAGGGTGAAACTTTTACTAGGCCCATTGGTGATGGTGGAGAGGTTGATTTTACCACATATACTGTAGTAAAAAATAAAAGTACTGCAGATTTTGAACCATTTCAAGGAATAAAATATTATAGTAAACCATCACAAAGAGATTATGGATCTTCATTAATTGCTGAATTTGATGCACTTGTCACGGAGGGGTCAAAAATAGTTGGTATTGTTGGTGTTGATGGAGAACCAGTAACTAGAGTTCCAAGTGAAATCCAAATTAATGATACTTTGATAAATTCTTTTGATAATCCAACAGTATTTACCACTGGGGATTTGCCTGAAGTCACTGGATTTGGAACAACAGAAATTGTTGGAATAGTTACGACTTTAATTTGTGGCATTGATACTGGTTCAAATATTCTTCGTAATTTTGGTGCAGGTGATATTAGTTTAGTAGAAGTTGGAATGGTCGTAATGGATCCCAATGTAACTGGAAATGACCCTAGTTTCGGTGGTGTTTTATCTTCGGATGGATGGACAACTATAACTGGATTTGGTACAGCAAATCAAATTATAGAATATTATGATTCCATTGGCATTTTGACAACCTCCACTTTAGAAGTGCCCACATTGATACTGGATAAACCAGCTCAAAATTATCTGGAAGAAGGAACTTTTAGGGTAGGGATATTAACAGAAGTTCCAGCATTGTTTATATCTACTTCAGCATTAGCTTCTTATGGAAGCACTCAAATGTATGTCATAAGAAATGATCAAGATATTGATGCTGGATTTAATTATTTAAAAAGTCCAAATAATCCTGTAAAAATTGGAATAATTGGATCGGGAGATGTTGGTATTGGAAATAGTGTTTTTTATGATGATTCCGGAGATCCAAATGAAACCGAAAGATATGACTCAAACAAAACTGTTATTAATCCACTTTTAAAGACTAGAAATGATTGTTTGTTTAAGAGTGATGGCACACCAAGAAAAAATGCAACCTGGAATCCCGAAACTAAAGAATGTACATTAAGAGATGAACCTGCGGTTGGAGCTGGTAGGGTGAGTTATAATGTTGGTACAACTCAATGGCCAACATTGACTGTTTGTACTGGAGGAGGAGAAGATCCAGTAGTTTGCACTACCTCATATGCATCTGAGGGAACAGTAGTTACTGTTGGGGGAACAAGTGGTCCAACAATTTCTTATGCAAGTGTTGGTCCAAGTGGAAAAAATCCCAGTGGTGCTGCGTGCCAAGCATTAGATGCAGCAATAACAACCGCAGAATCCAACTTAGCTAATACTATAAGTCAAAACAGACCTCAAGCAGAACAACTTGTTAATAGGTCTGAAGTTATGAGGAATAGAAGGTCGGAAAAAGAACTTTATGCTTGGTCTCTATTAGTATCGGCAGCAAGGTTGAGAGAGGAAATAGATTTGCTTACAAAGCAGATATCTGAAGTAGAAAGTTTTGATTACACTCCATATGAAAAGAAATAATACTTTTTTCTAAGAGAACTATATATTATAAGAAGAATTATCCTATTACAAAAATAAGTAATGGCAGACAGATATCCCTTAATTGCTAATCCAGATACTAGGCAAATAGAAGAATTAGCATCATTTGACAATTTAAATCTAACCAATAATAGTATCGTTGGTGCCACAACGATTTCATCCAGTCAATTTATCGGAGATCTGGCAGGAACTGCTACTACTTCAACTTTTCTGGCTAACGCATCAAATATTATTACTGGAGTAATAAATCCATCTAGGCTGAGTGGAACATATGATATTGGTGTAACAACATCACTTTATTTGCAGAATGCGGCAAATGTTCTTTCGGGAACACTCCCGAGAGGTAGATTGAGTGGTGAATACGACATTAGTATTACGGGATCGGCAGGTACTGCAAATTATTTGTCTGATGCTGGAAATATCTTAGATGGAGTTATTGATAGTGGAAGATTAAGTGGAGTTTATAATATTGATATTACTGGAACTGCATTTAATGCGGTAGGTGCGGCAACATCTCTTTCTATTAGTAATTCTAGTATATTACCAGAAGAAAAGCATTATATTTTATATTCAGAGTTTACCGATACAGATGCAAGTGTTTATACAGATTCAAATTCTTTAGTCTATATTCCATCAACAAATAGACTTGGAATTAATTCAGATAATCCATCATACAATTTAGATGTATATGGAATTGCAGGTATTACCACATTAATAGTTAATGAGGCAAATATCACCAATCTGAATGGACTTGTCGGAGTTGATACAATTACAAGTGACACATTAGCAGAAGCACTTGGATTTAATGTTGGATTAACAACATTCTTAAACCTTAATGTTGAGGAACAAACTACTTTAAATGATTTAAATGTAACTGGAATCGCAACTATTGGAAATATTACATTCTCCTCCCTTGATAGTTCTCTGAATTCTCCACAGATTAATGCAACTAATGTTAATGTAACAGGAATTGCAACTTTTAATTCAATTTCTATTGGTTCAACTGAGATAATAAATTCCGAAAGATTCTTTGTTAATCTTGCTGGAATTGATACATCAACAAAATCCTTACTCGTTGATTCTTTAGATGTTGGATTTTTCCAAGACCTTACGTTGTCTGGTGTCGGAACACTATCCGGCAATGTCTTAATTACCAATGGTGTTAATGTTAATGGAGAATCAGTTTTAGAGGATCTTACAGTAACTGGAGTAACTTCATTTACTTCAGTAAATGCAGATACTCTTAATGTATTAGAATATCTCGGAGATGGTTCTACATTATCTGGAATTGTAACTTCAGTTGTAGCAGGGATTGGCATAACATTATCACCATCTGGAGGACAGGGAAGAGTAACAGTATCTGCATTTAGACCAGTAGGAAAAACAATATTTGTATCACAATCAGGAAGTGATTCAAATACTGGATTAGCAGAGAACGATACAAAACGTACAATAAAAGCAGCAGCAGCAATTGCACTTTCAGGAGATACAATTAAAGTATTCCCAGGAATATATGTAGAAAATAATCCAATTATTCTTGGAAGAAATGTTGCGGTAGAAGGTGCAGAACTTCGCAACTGTATCGTAAGTCCACAAAATCCAGGATTGGATTTATTTCATGTAAATAATAGTGTTCATATTACCGATTTAAGTTTCCAAGGACAAGATTCTCAAAATGGTGCTGCAGTAGTTGCTTTCCAACCTTTATCAGGTGTTGCTTCTGATAGATTCTTTGATGCAGCAAGAATGATTCGTTTGAATTTGGATTATATTGCCAAAGAAACTGTAGGATATTTGACAAGCACTGATTATAATGGTGGTTCATTCTCAATGGGAATTGGAACGGCACAAAATTGTGCCGAGGATATTAAATCTATTTTCAAAGCAGTTTGTCACGATATTACTAGAGGTGGCAACTCTAAATGTGTAGGAGCAGGAAAGTCATATTATACAGAAGTAGGAGCACTCCAGCATATTGTTGGTGTTAAAACAGAAACTATTGATGGTATTCGTTATGCTGCAGGAATTGCTCGTGCTGTAATTAATAATTCCACCTGGGGAGGAAAGGCAGTAGGAGTACAAACTAATGTTACTGCTGCTGTTTACAATAATGCAGTTGGAGTGGTTACAATTACAGCAACAAACCATGGACTAACAGTTGAAGATTCTGTTAGAGTTGCTGGTTTGGGATTTACTTGCCCATCTGGTCCAGGAACACTTTTCTATCCATCGGGCAATCTTGGAAATATTTTCTCTGTAAAGAGAGTAATAAATCCAAATCAATTTGAAGTTATTGTTGGACAATCAACACTTCCACATACTTATGTTTCTGGTGGAACTGTTCAAAAATATGGAAACTATCAAAATACATTTACTCAAGTTAAAGATCTATCAATGCAGGTAGATCCAGTTACAGGATTTAATGATGGATTAAATGGTTGTGCTAACGTAGTTTCTGCAATTTATTCTTGTGTCGGTATTGTAACAACAATTATTAATCAAGGTCTTAGTGTTCTTGGTGCAGGAATCAATACGACATTCCCAGGAAATGCTGGTGCGGGCAGTACAATTCCTAATGATCCATCATTCTCTCCTGGAGTTGGACCAATTACTCAAGGACCTTATATTAGGAACTGCACCAACTTCATTCCAAAGAGTATTGGTATGAAGGTTGATGGATTTGCAGCAGAACCAGGAGACCAAGATGATATCGGTGTAACTGGATCAATGTCAGTTGACTCATACACTCAATACAATCAAGGTGGTATTGGTGTATCAATTACTAATGGTGCTTATGCCCAGTTGGTATCTATCTTTACAATTTGCGATGATATTGCAATCTATACTGCTTCTGGTGGTCAGTGTGATATTACAAACTCCAACTCTTCATTTGGAACTTATGGACTGATATCAGAAGGAGTTGGAGATCAAACAACAAAATCCATATACAGATATACTGGAAAAGTTTTACAAGAAGCAAGCAGAGGACAAAATGAAGTTATTATTTCTGGAGTGGGAACAAATCGTCCGTATGATGGTCAAGCAATATACTTTGATACTCTCTACAATACTATTGCAACAATCAGAGTAACTAATGGTGGTTCTGGATATCTACTTGCACCAAGAGTTACAATTGAGTCTCCAACTGGTCCTAATGGAATTACGGCACAGGCAACAGCAACTATAGTAAATGGTTCTGTTACAGAAATAACTGTGGTCACTAATGGAACTCAATATGTTTCTGCCCCAAATATTACTATTGCCCCTCCACCATCTGGAACTACTGCAACTGCAGAAGTTGATGGATTAGAACCACTTTATTATACAGTTCAGAGTGCAACTTTACCTTCTGCTGGTATTTCAACTGTCAGTTTGACACAAAACCTAAATAATACAGTAAGTTCTGGAAGTACCGCATATTTCTCAAGAGTAAGTTTACAACTTGCTTCTTCTCATGCTTTTGAATTCATTGGTGCCGGAAATACTATTGGGGGTGCAAGACCTGCTCAAGGTGGAGTAACCGTTCAAGAGAATGAAGTTGTACAAACAAATGGTGGATTAGTCGTATTCACAAGCACAGACCAAGCTGGTAACTTTAGAATTGGTGATGGTGTTGTTATTAATCAGGCAACAGGTTCAATATCTGGACGAGATTTCACAAAGGCACTATTCACAACAATGACACCTTTCATCCTTGCACTAACATAATAGGAGGTTTAACGTAAATGGCAATTGCAAATGCTGCAGTAAATAATTTTAGAACAGTAACAAAAGTAGTTGGTGTAACAACTGATGTTGTTTATGAAGCACCCGTTGGATTTGTTGGTGTTATTTTGTTGGCACAATGTGCAAATTTAGATACTGTTGCACACACCTTTAGTTTTTATCACAATAGAACAGTTGCTGGTATTGGAACTGTTACAACAGAACTGGTTAAAAACTTTGAATTGCCCCCAAGTGATACGGCAAACCTTTTGTCTGGTAAATTGGTATTGGAAACTGGTGATACCATTTCTGTTAGTGGAACAGGAACTGATAAACTTAAGTTTTTAACTAGCGTCCTAGAAACATTTAATCAATAATTAAGATGAGTAGTTCTGAATTTTTAAGCAAAAGAGTTAAAAAAATCTCAAATGCTGGATTATCAACAACTAGATATAAGTATTTGTCTCTAGAGCAAGCAGAGCCAGATCTAGGGGATCCTCTGGTTGGCCCATCGTCAATAGGGGCAAAGGGTTCTTTCCCCCAAAGAGATGCGTTTATTCTTGCTTCTTTTGGGCAACAAGACGAAGAAAATCCAAGTAGATATTGGGTTCCACCTGGAGCACTCACTGGTCTTGGATTGGGTCTTGTTCCTGGTGCAATTACAGTTTTTGATGACGGAACGCTTGTTGGTGCAGCAAGTAGTTTTACTACCTTCAATTTTGTTGGACTTGGTGTTACTGTAGATAGAATAAGTATTGCATCAACCCAACAGACAGGTATTGCAACAGTAAGAATTACCTCACCTGGATTTGGAAGTACAGGAGAAATCCAATACAGAGGGGATAATGGACTTCTTGCTGGAGCAACTGGACTACGATTCTTTACTTCCAATGGAAATGTTGGTTTTGGAACTACTTTAGCAACTTCTAAGTTGCACATTGTCGGTGACATAACAGCAGATAATTTATATTCAAGATCCAATCTTTCTGGATCTTTTACTCTCCCATCGGAGGAAACTTTAAGTAATTTTAGTATTATTGGAAAATTAAGAAGTAATTATATAAATGTAAACAGAATAGATGCTATAGATCTCACTGGAATTAATACTTCACTCATTACGAATATTAGTTCAAATAAAATATCATCTACTAATATAATTTCTTCTGGAATTTCTACACTTTCCACTGCAAATATAACTACATTAAATGTTACTGATGCGAATATTTCTGGTGTTTCCACAATTTCTACTTTAAATGCAACTAGAACAACTAGTACATTTTTAGTTTCAACTGCATCCACTATTGGTATCCTAACGGCAACTTCTGCAAATATTGTTTCATTTGCATCTTCATTTACAACCTTAGGAGTTTCAACTGTCGGATTTAGTAGTATCACAAATTTATTTGTTGGTTTAGCAACTGTTGGAGTCGCATCCATAACAAATACAACAATCGGTGTAGCTACAGCATCAACACTTAATGCATCTAGAATTAATTCGGGAATAGTTTCAACTACAGGTGCTACTATAGGTATTGCAACTATAACAACTGGGATAGCAACAAACCTAAATGTATCTGGAGTTGGAACCTTCAATAATGCAAATATAACTGGAATTATAACAACAAATAATTTAAGAGTCTCAACTAAATCTACTCTAATTGGGGATCTCGAGGTTGATGGGAATACTCTATACGTAAATTCTGATTCCAATCGTGTTGGAATTGGATCAACACTACCAGAATACGCATTTGATGTTAGAGGTGATGTTAGATTTAATGAGGTAATTTATGCATCAAATGGTAGAGGAAATACTGGAGAGGTTTTAACTTCCCAAGGACCTAATCCAGCAGTTTGGGCACCTGCAGTTAACGTTACAGTGGGTGCAGCAAACTCAACTCTTATAACAGATATCCCATCTTCATCTGATATTCATTACGTAACATTTGCTGCGAATACTTCAGATATTGGATTCTCTTATGTAGATAGTTCTGGTCTTGTTTACTTGCCATCATCCAATAGATTGGGTATTGGTTCAACTCAACCTGGATTCTCAGTTGACGTTGCTGGAAATATTAACTTTACTGGTACATTATTCAAGGACGGTGAGTTATATGTTGCATCTCGTTGGGCAATAGATGAATTTGATAACATTTGGAGACTTAATGGTAATGTAGGGGTTGGAACTTCTGCATTATCTAAGAAGTTTGAAGTAAGTGGTTCTTCAAGATTTAATGGTGATGTGACTATCACATCATCTGGATCAATTGGTATTGGAACTACATTAGCAAAATCCAAATTGCATTTAATCGGAGATAGTAGATTAGATGGACTTGCAAATTTTGAAAAAGCAGTAACAGAAAAAGTATCAAGTTCATTTGGAACTAATTTCTCAATGTCTTCTGGAACATTGAATATTGATTGTTCCAATTCATCTATCATTGTTGGAACTTTGCCAGAGTCTGTTTCTACCTGGGCATTCACGGGAATTAGCACAGAAAATGGTAAATCAACTACAATAACTTTAATCATAGATTCTAGTTCTCTCTTAACATACGGAGAAAACTGTACTGTTAATGGATCTGCAATTTCTGGTGGGGTTCGTTGGAATGGTGGTATTGCACCAATTACAACAGATAACGAGGACTTCTTAAGTTTTGCAATTGTTAGAGATAGTGCAGGAACTGTTAGAGTTTATGGTTCATCTTCTCTCAACTTCAGTTAATATTATTACATATTATTATGCCATTTTCATTCGGATTATCAAAAAACTTTCGTTCATCTGAATTCAGAGACCCTGCAGTTCTTTATGGAGATTATTTTGTTTTCAATTATAGAAACACTGATGGTAGTGACTTTGACATTAGAGCAGGTATTTTAAATCCTGCAGTTCCAGGACTTTTGGGATGGGGTGCCAATAGTACTCTAGTTGTAAATGGTATTACTGTTGCATATTGGGCAGGAGACCAAACTGGGGTTGGGACAGAATCATTTTATATTGATAAAGCAAAAATGCTTCAAGCATTTCCAACATTGACTTCTATTGAAGTTGATTTGAGAGCATTTTGGTATGGAACAGTTGGGAATAACCCAATCATTATGAATATGGATGCATATCAAGGTGGAACTATGATTGATGTTGGATTGAGTTTTACTAATCCAACTGCAGAAAACGAGTTCCCATCATCCAAATCATTTGCTAGATTACTAACTTTAAGGACTCAAAATACTGCAACAAACGGTCAAAGACTCGCAAGAGCAATTATAGATTTTAATAATTCCACATTAACTTATATTGGTGCATAAGGTGCCACTTCAAAAAGTGGCACACTAATTGAATTTTTCCAATCGGTCTGTGCTAAACTAGTTGGGTAAAGAAGATCCACCCAAAAATGCAAATTTCCCGTGAATCACTAAATGACCTGCGAGCACTTCAGGAAGATATGGCAGAGCATTTTACTGATGAAAATTTTCCAATTAGTGGTGAAACATATTGGACTTGTGTTCAATGTCTTGCAGAAGCAAAACTTGCAGAACTTCGTGGAGAACTTGTAGCATGAGTCTTTTGAAAATTAATAAAGCAGAACTAGTAGAAGTGCCTGTAAAAACAACGCCAGAAAATGTTAAAGAAGCAAACGAAGCATTATTCTGTGCAAAAATGACTCTGCCTGCTGCCGCAAAGCATTGCGGAATGACACACAAAGAAATGAAAATGACATTTCTTGAGTATTTAAAGTATCATCCACCAATTTATAACAAATAAATATTTTGTAGTCAAATGGTGTAATGAAATACAAAATCACCTCCCATTATTGCTATCACGAGGGAATTATTGTTGATATGTATTTCATAAATGGAGTTCCTTTTACATTTGATGATATACCGACAGTAATGCAGGATGACCCATATATCCAAGTAGAAGCACAAGGAAGTATGGATTATTCCGTAGAAGATATGTTTCTTTGGTCCAACTATCTAATAATGGAAGAGTGCCATCCATTATTATTTGATTTAGATTTAGAAAATCCAGAAGAGCTTCCTTGCGACTAATAGATAATTATTTTAGAATGCACACAAATTGAGTAGAAATGCCTAGATGAAATCCGATTTTTATATAGATAGAGTAAGTAAAGAAGATATCAAAAATCTTCTTTATACTTACCATTATCTTAAAGACGAATCTAAAGATTTTAAATCTGGTTTCAATTATGGATTATACCGCAACTCATTCACAGACATCCTTAATATTGGCGGGTGTCTTGGTGCTTGCATTTTTACTGGTCTCCCAGTTCCAGAAATTGCAGTAGGTGCATTTGGTCTAGAAAGAAATCAGCAAGAGGGAATATACGAACTCTCACGACTTTGTATACATCCTGATATCCAAAAAGAAGAGTATAATATAACATCTTGGTTCGTCAGTCGTTGTATAAGGAGATTTAGAAAAGATGCCACAGTTCGTGCTATTCTTAGTTACGCTGACTCTAGTAAGCACACTGGAGTTATATACAGAGCTTGCAATTTTCAATACTATGGGTTAACTGCTCCAAAAAAAGATTTTTACTATGCTGATGGAACAAAGCACTCAAGGGGAAGTGTTAAAGGTGAAAATGGTGAGTGGAGAGAAAGAACTAGAAAGCATAGATATCTTATGATTTTTGATAAAGAACTTGAACAAAAATTAAAATGGGAAAAAGACATTAAATCAATTGCCTAGTGGGTTTAGTGTCTAAATAAATGAAGAAGAAATATACTGCGGTTATAAAATGCCACTATCTAGGTTAGAGAATTTTCTCAAAAATGCTGAAGGTAATATTTTATATGTAAACCCATCAGATTTTGATGCTACTGACAGTTTTGAAAATCAGGGTAACTCATTAACAAGACCTTTCAAAACAATCCAAAGAGCTCTAATTGAAGCAGCAAGGTTTTCATATCAGCAAGGAAGAAATAACGATAGAATTGATAGAACAACCATTCTAGTTTATCCTGGTACTCATTATATTGATAATAGACCAGGAGTATCAGTTGAAAATATCAATGGAACTGCTGTATATAAAAGAAGAACAGGACCAAATACCTGGACACCAGACACAATTTCAGAGTTAAGTGAATTTACAAATTATGATATACTTGACGCAGGAAATGAATTATATAAATTTAATTCAGTAACTGGTGGTGTTATTCTCCCTAGAGGAACATCAATTATTGGATTAGATTTAAGAAAGACAAAAATTCGTCCTCTGTTTGTTCCCGATCCAGAAGATGAGGATATTGATGTCACAAGTATTTTTAACGTTACAGGTACTTGTTACTTTACCGCATTTAGTATATTTGATGGAGATCCAACAAAGACCGTATATAAAAATTATTCCCCAACATCAAGAGTAGTTCCAAATTACTCACACCATAAAGTAACTACGTTTGCTTATGCGGATGGTGTAAACAAAGTAAATCTTGGTAATTATCAAACTTATTTGACTGACCTTGATATGTATTACTACAAGGTCACTAAGGCATATGGTGATATTACAGGTAGAAGTTTATCAGATTATCCAACATCTTTTGATTTTGAACCAAACGTTGATGAATTTAGAATAGTTGGATCTTTAGACCCAAATCCACTTGGAATTTCAAGTATTAGATCTGGTAATGGAGATGGAACAGGAGACTTTAATATAATTACTGTTACGACTTCCAATCTTCAGACTGGAGAAACAGTTCCTCACAACCTTTTCGTTGATAGTCCATTTATCATAAATGGAGTGACTGTAGATCCAGATTCATACAATGGATCATTTACAGTTAAAGAAGTAGTTGGATTAACTACATTTACTTATGTTACCAATGAAGCGCCATCTGAATTTTTACCTTCTGTTAATGATATTGATACTGCATCCTTGACTGTAGGAAGTGATACAGTAAGTTCTGCTTCTCCATATATTTTCAACTGTTCCCTTAGATCTGTTTATGGAATGAACGGATTGTGGGCAGATGGTGCTAAAGCAACAGGATTCAAATCAATGGTTGTTGCTCAGTTTACTGGAGTTTCTCTACAAAAAGATAATAATGCATTCATCTTATATAAAGATGGTGCATTTTATGATAATGCTACACTTCCTCTCAATAGTGTAGATAGACCATTACATACTAATTCCAGATCAATATTTAAACCTAAGTACGAGAACTACCATATTCGTGCATCTAATGATGCATTCATCCAAAACGTTTCCGTTTTTGCTATTGGTTTTGCCAGACACTTTTTAACTGAGTCTGGTTCTGATATGTCTATCACCAACTCAAACTCAAACTTTGGTGCTACATCATTAGAATCGGAAGGGTTTAAAGTAGAATCCTTTGATAGGGATGATGTTGGATATGTTACTCACATTTTACCACCAAGAGAGATACCAGAAGAAGAAAACGTAGTATCTTGGGTATCCTTAGATACCGAAAAAATTATAAATTCATCAGATATAAGTAAATTATATATTTTTGGAGCAACTAATGAGGAAATTTTACCTGTACACCAAGTAGATGGTTATAGGTTAGGTGCATCAAGAGATGATAAATTAAATCTAACCATCACGATTGGTACAGCACAAACAACTTACACCACACCAATATTAATGCCAGTGGATGGTGGAAATGGAGTTTCTGCGTTTAAAGAATATGATATAGAAAGAACTGGTTCTACCAATAATATTGTATCAAATTTATTTACTTTAACTACTAATCACCAATTAATTAATGGTGAAAAGATAAGAATTACTAGTGATACTGGACAAGTACCAGATGGACTGGAGAATGATGGAATATATTATGCAATCACAGATGGATTTGGATCATCACAGTTGAAAGTAGCACAATCACTTAATGATGCTTTATCGGGAATTCCTATTTTGGGAATTAATAATAATGGTGGAAGATTAAAAATTGTAAGTAGAGTTTCAGATAAACTACCAGGTGAAATTGGACATCCAATACAATGGGATCCCGCAGAAAATAATTGGTATATCACAGGATCTTTGGTTCCATCAGAAAACGAAATATATTATGCAATCTTAGATACTGGTATTGTTGTTCTTGGAAATGAAACTTCATCAACATTCATAAGAAGAATATCAGATAGTCGTTCAATTAATGATAAAATATACCGACTTAGATATGTTATTCCAAAAGAATTCACAAATGCAAGACAACCAACTGCTGGATTTATTTTACAAGAATCCAAAACAGTTGGTGTAACAAGCATTTCATATACCAATGATGTATTGACTAGTTCCAGAGATTTAAGAAATGAAAAGATTATTGTCAATGCTTCTGGTGGTGTAATTATTAATGGTGAGCAAGAAGTCACTATCACTACAGAACTTCCTCATAGAATGTATGTTGGTGATAATGTAAAGATACAAAAAATAAGAAGTACAAATAATCCAGATGCAATAGGAATAACCTCTACATTTAATGGATTCCATACAATTACATCCGTTCTTAATTCAAAGCAGTTCACTTACTCAATTTCTGGAGTTACTACTAACCCCGGATCATTTACAAATGATATTAATTCCAGAACTACAAGACAACAAAGAGAAAGTCTCCCAGTAGTCTCAAGAGAATCTTATAAAGATACATTTTTTGTATATAGAAGTACCCAGATCAAGAAACATATTCCTGGTCAAGAAGGTCAAGATGGTGTTTATCACTTAACTGCTCTTGCATCAAACGTTTCACCATCTGAGCAAGTAGGATTTAATTTATCAGACAAAAAATTTAATCAGGATGTAAGAAACTTATATCCACAACTAGATCGTGATAATATTGAATCAGATCCAGATGCAGCAGTAAGTTATTCCGATTTATCTGTTATTGGAAGAGTTATAACAAATGATAAAAAGAATTCCATAACAAAAGAAGCAATATCATATTATGTCAAAAATGCAAGAATTGGAATAGCACTAACAGATGCACAAGTTACTGGTATTGGAAGTACAACTATTTCTGCACGAACTGAAATAGAACATAACTTAAATTCTATAAAATCGTTTACATTTAGTTCTGGATCTGGATATCCAGCGTCTTCTACTTTATATGCAAGAACTCTTCAGCAAGTAATATCAAATGGTAGAGGAGCAACTGTTAAAGTAGAGACCAATGCATCTGGACAAGTAACTAATGTTGAATTATTGGATTCTGGAAGTGCATATAGTGTCAATGATACTCTCAGTATTCCTGGAGGTAGTTCTCCAAGTATTGTTACAGTAACATCTATCGTAGATGCAAAAGATTATTCTGTGGAACTTAGTGGATTTTTCCAAAAAGATTTAAATGATGTATATAGGGTATTATCTGTACCCAATTCTAAAGAATTGCTATTATATACAGAAAAACAATTACCATCTTATATACAAAATACAAACAACCAAAGTCCATTTGTGGTTATTTCCAGTGGACCAATCTCAATTTTAAATGCAGAATTAAGCGATACTGATACAGGAATAACTACAGTAACTACTCAGTCTGCTCATGGATTATTACCAGGAAATAAAATTAAAATCATTGAAAGTGGTAATTCAAATTTAAATGGATATGCGGTAATTAAAGATATTGTAGGATTAACTACTTTTACCTTTATTTCTAGATCCACAAATGAAATATCAGGAGTTACTCAGGGATCTGTTCTTAAGAGAGGATTTAGCTCAAATGGAAGAAGTCTAGGAAACGGTGAAGAAAATCTTTTCTCTAGAGGATTGTATTTGTATGATAGTTTTGATGCTTATATTAATACCGCAATAGATTTAACTAGTAGTACAGTAAGTTTTTCTGATCCTAGTGGAATAAAACGAGGAGATTATTTTGTAATTAATAGTGAAATTATAAGGATTGCGGGCAATGAAAATCCATTTACTGTTTTAAGGGGACAGCTAGGAACATTTAAGGGCAATGCTCTTTCTGGATCTATTGCGAAAAAAATAAAGGTAATTCCATCAGAATTACGTAGACCTTCATTTATGAGAGCATCAAGTCATACCTTTGAGTATCTTGGTTATGGTCCTGGTAACTATTCAACTGGTATGCCTCAGAAGCAAGATAGAGTTCTTTCTGATGATGAAGTTATTGTCTCTCAGTCAAAAGAAAGAAGAGGTGGAACTGTTGTATACACCGGAATGAATGATATTGGTGAATTCTATTCTGGTGCAACCAAGTTAAGTTCTGCAACTGGTGAACAAACAGTAGTTGATGCTCCAATTCTTACATATACTGGAGATGATGCACAGGGACAGGGTGGATCATCTTCAAGTGGAATTTTTGATGAATTACTTGTAAGACAAAGAATTACAGTTGAAGGTGGTGAAGGTAACAATCAAACTTCCCAATTCTATGGACCAGTAAACTTTACTCAAAAAGTTACTAATTTATCTGAATTTGGTATTGAAACCAAAAATCTATTCATAAAGGGTACTGCATCTCAACCAAAACTAATTACAGTTGGTATATCTACCCCAACTTCACTTACTATTCCATCTTCTCGTCCTGGTGATATATCTTTACTATCTAATCCAGATGAATATATTGGTCATGTTCGTGTTGGAACTGAATGGAGACCATTTGGTTTAATCAGTAGAGATGCTGGTAGTTTATATATGGGTGTTGATAAACTATCCGTCAATACTCCAGACAATACAAACTTTGATTTTGTTGTTAGTGGTGAAAGTAGAGTAGAGAATTTAACTGTAGATGGAAGTGTAATTTTCACTCAACCACAAACATTAGGAAATGTTACTTTCCAAAATATTTTTGTCAATAGAACTGGATATTTTTATGCCACTGGTTTAGACCCAGTAACTGGTCTTACAACAAATTACACTCAGATTCACTATTCTGGTATATCCAGATTAAATGATCTAGAAGTAGTTGGAATTTCTACATTTGATGGAGTTGTTCAGTTTAATTCTAACATTTATGGACCAGGAGCAGATTTTGGAAATATTCAAATCGCAGTAACTAATGACAACACAATTGACACCACAGCTGGAAACTTAACAATTAATAGTTTTAGTGGAATCACAAATATTATTGATGATTTAATTGTAAATGGCAATAAGTTTGAATTAATTTCTGGTTTTACGACTTCAATTGGTGGTGAGATTAAGGCATCAATCAATAATGCTAGAGATTTGAGACTTGGTGTTGGAAGTACAAATCTTGGTTCATCTCTGTCATTACATAATGACGATAGAGTTTATCCTGATGGTGCTTTAAAGATCATCCGTCCGGCAGGTATTGGTAGTGCTGTTGATTCTGAAATCTTACACAGAGGCAGTGGAGTTCTTAAATTAAATGCATCTGATTTTGGTTCTACAATTTCTTTATGTACAAATGGATTAGAAAGAATAAGAGTTGGTGCTTCGGGAACAGTAACAACATTCCAGAATAACTCTGGGCAAAATCTTGCTGGTGCTCACTTCAAAATTAATCAAGGTGGTACTGGGGATGTTGTACTGTCCTGGGATATTACGAATAATAATGCAAATCGTCGTTGGTATGCTGGTATTGATACTAGTGATGGTTATTCTTGGAAACTTGCGAACCCAACAACAACTGTTGCTTATGGAAGCGAGAATTTTGATGCTGTTGGTGAAACAAAATTAAAAGTTGAATCAAATGGAACTCTAACTGTTCTTAACGATATTATAATGTATGGTGATTTGATTGATGCTCCTGGAGTTCAATCTTTCAGTCTACTTCCTTCAGTAAATCCAACAGTAAATGCATTCTTTGGTGCAAGAAATGTTAATATTGCGATTGATAATGATCAATCAACAACTACTATACGTGGTACTAAAGAGTCCGATTCCACTGATACTGGTGCATTAGTAGTAAAAGGTGGTCTTGGAGTTGCTAAGAGACTGTTTGTTGGTGGCAATGGTCAATTTGGTGGGGATCTAGCAGTAAATGGTGGTGACATTACAACTGATCAAACTACATTTAATCTACTAAATTCCACAGTAACAACAGCAAATATTTTTGGTGCAGCAACAAATATAGTTCTTGGAGCTACAACAGGAACCACAAGAATAAGAAATAATGTAGACATTGATGGTGATTTAAATGTTGATGGTGATGATTTAACTACAACTACTACTGGATTATTTAAATTAATTAATACCAATGCTACTAGAGTAGATTTTGCTGGTGCTGCTTCTTGGGTGAATATTGGTGGTACATCGGGAATTACCACTATTAGAAATAATGTTGACATTAATGGTGGTAATATTGATAATACACCAATTGGTATAACAACAAGAGCATCTGCTAGATTTACATCAATAGATGTAAATGCAGATAGCACATTCAATGGAGTGAACGTAACTAGACTTGTTCTGAGAAATTATGGTGAAACAGTTCAAGCATTAGGTAATAGAAGTGGAGCAATAAATTTAGATTTAGACGTTGCTAATGTATTTACTGTTAATATTACTGGAAATAGTTCGTTTACTGTTTCCAATGTGCTGACTGGTGCAACTACTGCTTCTAGTTTTACTTTATATTTAAGAAATAACTCTGCAAATCTTTCTGTTTCTTGGCCAACTAACTTTAAGTTCCCTAATGGTTTAGCACCAGTAAGAACTTTAGAAGCATCTAGAACTGATGTTTGGATTTTTGTAACCCCAGATCAGGGAACTACTTGGTATGGTGCAGTAGCACTATATAATTACTCAACATAGACTAATAAATAAATTATATGAGTAATTAATGAAAAAATAATGAATAGCAACTATCATGAGTTTATTGGAATGTATAATAATGTATATGTTGATGGTTTTTGCTCACATATGATATCCGAATTTGAGAGATTTAGTGCTGGTGGTTATTGTGGAAATCGTCAAGATAGTGAAGGGGCAAAAAAATCAACAAAAAATGATGAATTCTTATTTTTAAATTTAAAAAATCACCACCCATCACCATTTAATGGCAATTCCTGTATTGATGTATTTTTTGAAGGTCTTCAGAATTGTTATGATTCATACTTGTCCGAGTATGACACTTTACAGGATATGTCCATAAAATGTACATCAGTAAAGATGCAGAAAACTGTTCCTGGAGCAGGTTATCATATATGGCATGGAGAACAGGGTGATGGTGATTCCGCAAATAGAGTATTAACATATATTTTATATTTGAATTCTTTAGATGAGGATGCTGCAGGGGAAACAGAATTTTTATACCAAAAAATGAGAGTTCCTCCACAAGAAAATACAATGCTTATCTGGCCAGCAGCTTTTACCCATTCACACAGGGGTAATGTTGTTCATGGTGATAAAGCAAAATATATAATAACAGGTTGGTTTTACTTCGATTAAAAGAAAATGTCATTTGGAATTAATAGAAGAACAGCAAAAGCAACGATGGTTCCTCCGGGTTCCGTTACTTTTTTTGCTCCTGCAACTTGGACAGCACCATCATATAAACTTAGAACGGTTAACCTTGAAGGAGTAGGTGGACCAGGGAAACCAGGAAATCCAGGAACAGCTGGAGTTGGTGGTGCGGCAGGAAATAGAGGAACTGACGGAGTAAATGGACCTGCAGGAGAAGCAGGAAATGCAGGAAATGATGGAGTTGGTGGTCCCGGAGGACCTGCAGGAAATGCAGGAACTGCAGGTTTAGGAGGTGCAGGTGGACAAGGATTTGCAAACTCAGGATCACCGGGAACTGGCGGTGGTGGTGGTGGAGGTGGAGGAGGTAAGTTCCCTCCAGGTAGAGATGGTCAGGCAGGAAGTGGTGGACCTGGTGGATCTGGTGGAGGAGGTGGAGGAGGTGGAGGAGGACAGAAAGGAGAATCCAGTTTCCCAGGTAGAGATGGTAGTGCCGGAAATGCAGGAAGAGGTGGTGGTGCAGGTACAGCGCAAGCCAACCCAGGAAGTCCAGGACAAGCAGGATCCAATGGTTCTGGGGCAGGTGCAGGAAGTCCGGGAAGTGCTGGTAGCAGAGGAAACTTAAATCCAGGAAGCAATGTTGTTGCTGCATCTCCAGGAAATCCGGGAAATAAAAATCCAGGTAACTTTACAACTGGAGGAAGTTTTGGAACTGCGGGAAATCCAGGAACTATAGGAGCAGTTGGAGATACTGGTAGTGGATTTGGGAGAACTTTTCCAGGTGGTGCTGGTGGACCAGCAGGTGCAGGAAATCCAGGGCAAGACGGGCAAGGTGGTCCTGGTGGTGCAGCAGGTACTCCAGGAAATCCCGGCAATTTTGGTTTTGGTGGTGATGCTGGGAATGTAGGTTCACCAGGAAATAATGGAACTGGAAACCCAGGACAGGCAGGATTTAGGGCTAACTGGACTGCTGGTAATGGAGGATCGGCAGGAAATGGTGGAGGTGGAGGAAATAGAGGAAATGCAAGCAATGACGGAAGGACAAATTCTGATGGTGGATCTGGTGGATCGGCTGGAGGCAGCCCAGGAACAGGAAGGCCCGGTGGAACAAAAGCAGGTGGACCTGGTGGATCTGGTGGAGCCGGTGGAGCTGGTGGAGATGGTGGAACTCAAGGTGGAACAAAAGCTGGTGGAGGAGGAGGAAATGCATCAGGTCAGGGAGGTGGTGGAGGTGGTGGAGGAGGATGTAGTGGGGATGCTCAGGGCACTCCAGGTTATGATCCTTGCTGTGGAGGAGCAGGTGGTGGAGGAGGCGGAGCTGGTGGTGCGGGAGGTGCAGGTTCCGGTGGTAATGGAGCAAGAGGTGCAGATGGAAGTCGTAATTTCGGATCTGTAGGTGCTCAGGGAAATAAGAATCCCAATAGTTTTGCAAATACAAAATATCCTCTATCAAGTCGTCAAGGAACTAAAACAAATACAATAAACTCTGCTATGTATGGAGTTCCTGGGTCTGCAGGTTCACCAGGAACATCTAGCATCGGTAACCCAGGAAATTTACCAAACACAACTGTTTATAATGATGTTGCAATAAATCCATTAACAACATATTCACTAACTGTTCCTGATGGTGGATATATAACTATAAGGTGGTATGCCCAATAATAATTTTTTTTGGAGGAAATTATGGTAGCAAAAAAGCAATCTGAAAGTAAAACAAGAAAAAAAATTAATGCTCTTTATGAAGAATCTGAATTGGCAAATTTAGAATCCAATAAAAATAGAGCTCGTTCTTTTACCGTTGGAACTGCATTTGGTGGAATTATTGAAGTTTCAATGAGAGGGGATTTTAGTAGTCTATGGTGCTTATTACAACCAGTAGAAGCAGTTGAATTTATAGAGCAATTAGCTGCTGCTGCTGGTCTTCAAGTAGCACTTAGACCAAAGCAAGATTTTGCTAGTTGGAGGGGGTGGGATGTCAATACTGATAATAGATATTGGGTAGGTTCAGCTCGTTGGCAAATAGATGAAGTGGATTCTGGAAGAAAGGCACTAGAATCTGGTGAAGAAGGTACTGAAAATGCTTTATCGGAAGAACAAGAAAAAAAAGTATCTAAAAAAAGAAAAAAAAATAAAGTAGAAGTTGTCATTGATGACGAGGAATAATAAAATATAAAATATTAATTATTAATTTAAAAGTAACATGATATGGATGATTTGTATTTTGAAATAAATCCCAATGAATCAAAAATATTAGGACCACCAATTAATTTAGATATCAATTGGAATAATATAACGGGAATAGTTTTTTTAACTAAAGAAGAACTTTATGACTTATCTTGGGCAGGTTACTCAAATGTAGGATTTGTTAAAATTTGCAATGACAATAAAAATACTATAAAGAGTTTATATTATGATAGTATTATACTAAATTCAGTAAAGTCAAAATGGAAAGATAAGGTTTCAGAAAATAGAAAAGAAATTGAATTAATCCCACTAGAAATTAATGGTTCATTTTCAATTCAATTAACTGAAAGATGTAAATTGAGTATTATAATGAAATATTATGAGTGTTTAATGAATGAAAATTTAAAATTTAATTGGAAAACATTGAGTGGATTTTTTGAATTTGATTCTAAAATGTTTTTAAACCTGTATTCCAAAATACAAAATCATATTCAAAATTTATTTGAATTAGAATACAAAATTCATAAAGAAATTGAAGAATGTGAAAATATTGCAAGCCTAATTGATTTGGATTTAGATATAATTTATAATAATAAAATTTTACTATGATATCAAAATATTTAAAATCTAAAAATTTAA